TCAAAGGCCATATCAGATGCACTTTCAGTATTTTTTACTGTATTAAGTGCAGAAAACTTAGGATAAGATAACTTAATCGCAATCTTATCGGTAATTTGAATTTCAGATTTGTCAATACCAGAGTCTGTAATCTGAATGTCCAGTAGGTTTATCTTAACTTCCATCAAATTACCACACGGATCTTCATTTACAAGATTCTCACAACGGTACTTGTTGTCAACAACCTCACCCACAGACCTTGCTCTCAACTGGATGAAATAGTATTCAATATCAATGATGGGCAATTCATCAATGTCAATATTCTCTGTCAAGGTACAATTATGGAGAACTTGTTTGATATTTTTTTCAATTGTTTCTTTACTATCTGATTCCATCGCCATCATCAAGTTTCTTTGTTCTTTCACTAAGAAAGGACGGAAGCGCACCTGTTTCTTGCTCATAGGTAAAGTCAATTCATACACTGGTGAATCAATTTTTGGTAATGCCATTATAAAACTCCTAATAATTAATGATTATGGTACTGCTGATTCAAAGGTCAGCACCGCGTTGTTCTGCTTCCGCTTCTCTTTCTTGTTGTAAAACATATTGATAATTCGGTTGGTTTTTACGGTCTTGTACACTATTCGGGCCGTCTTCACTATAAGTAGTTTGATCCGTTGAACTTATATTATCTGCAACCACAAAAGTTTCTTTAGCTTGGTCTTCAGCACCTATATTTTTCCAATATCTGTATGCAAAAGTAACAGACAGTTTGTGGAAATTATCATTAGACCAATCTAAGTCCAATTGATTTACGGAAATTGGAAAAGCATCAAGTAATGCAATAGAATAGGTTCTTACTGTTTGTGTTCCATCATATTGGAAAACATAGAAGTCGGTTATGTAATCATCTCTATAGTTGAAATCAAAAGATGCAGTTGGATTGATTAAGTTCATCCATGCATCAAAGAATTTCTTCTCAGACATATCTTCTGAAACAATAAAACTCATTTCAATATCATTGTAAGTTGTGTGATATGCGTGTTTTTCTGTTGGGTTGGAACCAAACTTTTGTTCAGTTGTTGCAAAAGTCCTACTAGGAAATTGCGTAGACTCACACCTGAATGTAAGATTTCTTGCTGTCTTAATGTAATCCTGCAAACCAGTTGGTGGTGTCAAGGTAACATCAAAGAGTTTTGGTCTAGCAATATCGGAAGTAAATGAATTTCTAAATTGGGTAATGCTTGGCATTTTTATTCTTCCTGGTTAAAGTGAGCCATATGGTCTTTATGGTGTTGCATGGAATCTTTCCATACAGTGGATGTTCTAGCACCCTTGAATTGTTGTATAGGCAACATTGCTGCCACATCCCATTCATTTGGTTGTATCATTAACATCTTTGACCTGACTTGGGAGAATAAGTATCTTTTCAACATAGGTCTGAACTCAGCGTACCTCTTGGCAGAGTTTAGGATTTCGTAGGACACACGCATACGCTTTATGTCATCTTCTGGTGTCAACTGTGCAAATTTCATCAACTTGGACATAAATGCCATTCTCATTTTTACTGGCAAATAATGTAAATTTATTCCTAGAAAACCATCGTTATACTTCTCCAACACCAAAATGACAGGAAACTTATCCCAGTAAGGTAAATCTGCTTTTGTTTTAGGATCATAAAAGAAACAATACATCATTCCCAAACTAAATGTAGACCTTCTTCTAAAGGTTTCAGCATTGATTGCCGCAGGTATTCTGTCTGGTCTTTTTATCTCAGCAATCTTCTCTTGCAACCAAGCAATAGAATCCCTCGACATGGTTTTGTAACCTGCCGTTGTCTTTTGTTCTGCCAGTGATGTTAATTTAGATGCCATGTACTATTTAGTCAGAGGCCCAAGTGATCCTCTGTTATCACCATGAACTCCCAACCCCTATCCAATGCATATTCTGTTGCAGCTTTCCATTTTGCCTGATTGACACCCCAAGTCATAACCTCTTGGATGTATTGTTTTGTCACTCTTTTCTTCTTTTCAGGTTCAATCGACTGTTTTTTTGGTTTCACTTCTATAATCATAGTTTTAATTTTATTGTCTTTTGTCTTTGATTTGACTATAAAATCAGGGAAATACCTGTGTCTCTTACCATCCACAGGTGATATATAAGGGATTATAAGTTCCTCTGAAGCCCATGAAACAATATTCGGATTTGAGTCTAACCAATACATAACTCTCGCTTCCCAGGAAGAGCGATAAATAATGTTAGTGTAATCACCCACATACTTCTGTGGATATTTGGGAATAAATTTGCCTGAGTATGCCATAAATAGTATGTATAATCTTCTTGGAAAATAAATGGCAGCATCTATAGAAATCTCAAGCGTTTCCACACCTACAGGTCCAAATTCGACTATCACCGGACCTTTGGCTGGACTTTCAAGAACTTTGGGTATGTCCACATTCAGTTATCCAAGGGAGTTGGGTACAGATGACAGTAAAAAACACTATGTTACATTTCTGGCAAAAGAAATTACACCACAATCATATGCAGCAGGAACAAAAGGTGCAGCATTTTTAAGCAATGTTTATGATAGAATGGCTGGCGCTGGCGCAGCAGTCCGTGATTATACAGTTGCCCAATTGGAATCATCTTATAATAATCTCACAGAAAAAATAAGAGAATTGTCAGGTACTGATTTAGAGTCGGCTAGAGCTGAATTGGCTGCAACACAAAAATTGTTAGCGGAGAAATCAACAGCGGCCGGAGGAAAAATAAAAGGTGTGGTTGATGCCTTGAATGGTTCAATGGATATTAAAGCAAATCGAACATCAGTGAAATCATACATTTCTCTGTATATGCCAGATACCTTACAAGCAACCTACCACGCAGATTATGCTTCAATTAGTATGAGAGATGAATTAGGTCAAGCTCTACAATCAATAAGAACCATTGGTTCAATTGCTGGGTCAGGCCTTGAAGGCATAGGTCAAGATGGTCTTACCGGCGCAGGTAATGCAATTGGTGCAGATCCAGCGGCAATAAAATGGGCTATTGATTCCTTTGGAAGAATGTTTGAAGCTGGACAAGGCCTAAGTGATGCAATATTGCAGACACAAGGATATACTTCAAATCCTCAATTACAAATGATTTATCATGGTGCAAGTTTTAGACCATTTACTTTGAATTTTGTGTTTACACCAAAATCGATGGTTGAAGCGAGAGATGTTGAAGCAATCATACATCAATTTAAATATTATGCAGCACCAACATTACAAACACCAGGTCAATCTCCAAACAAATCAATGTTTTTAACACCACCAGCACTTTTTGAAGTTAGGTTTTATTATGATGGAAATGAAAATAAAAATCTACCAAGATATACTGATTGTGTGTTAGAAGATATTACAGTCGATTATGCACCAAACGGTTGGGCTGCGCATGGTGATGGGGCTCCAATACAAACACATTTAACATTAAGTTTCCATGAAGTTGAGATTGTTGATAAAGCAAGACTACAAATGGGTTTCAACTCACCAACATCTGGATTAAGATAATGAACTATTTTAATACTTTACCTAAAATTGCAACAATAGATTACAGTGGTAATGCCATAGTTCTAACCAATCTTATGGTTAGGGCTGAAATTATACCAAGTCTACTAAACAATCCATTATTATTCTATTCTTATGATATAAGAGATGGTGATACACCAGAGATAATTGCATCCAAATACTATGGTGATCCGTATCGTTATTGGATTGTATTGTTTGCAAACCAATTAATTGATCCGCAATGGAATTGGCCAATGAATTCAAGCCTGTTAACAAACTATATTGTGGAAAAATACAAAAGTGAGGCTGCGGCCGCACTGGCCATTCCCGTAAACACAATAACAGATACACAGGTCATAGTATACACGCAAAGTACAATAAAAAATTATATAAAGAATGTAACAACAATAGACAGCACTTCGTTAGAATCTAAAACAACAGATTACTATTTGGATTTAGATTCTTATAACAACATCATCGAATCAGAAGAAGTTAGAAATTTTACAACAGGTGCTCAAGTTACTGAGATTATTACAAAATACACACAGACCATCTATGAATATGAAGTTGAATTGAATGAAACCCGTAGGTCAATCAATTTGGTAAACTCATCTTATGTTTCCAGTTTTGAATCACAATTCTACTCATTAATGAATCTATAATATGGCAGATACATGGAGCATTGAACCTAGCGTTCCGGGTATAAGATATCCGAATGATTTTACATTAATACACCTAACACTATTTACATCCATCACCAACATGGATGTAAGTTCCATTCTCGTTGAACTATCATATAATGAAGATGTTTTCAACAATACTGCATCTGGCTATTTGATGGTTGTTGATTCTATGGGTTTCATCAATAATCTTCACCTTAATGGTAACGAGTTTATCCGTATATCATTTGGTAAAGGTGACACGACCACAAACATTGTAGACAAAACCTTCCGTGTATTCAACATAACAAGGCGAGAACCTAAGAATGAAGGTAGTACAGAAACCTACTCAATCTACTTTTGTTCGGAAGAATTGCTTTTATCGGAACAATACAAAATCAGTAAATCCTACAAAGGTTCAGACATAACATCGAATATAAAAGACATACTGAAAACACACCTTCAAGTTCCTGAAAAGAAAATCTCAAAGATTGACCAGACATATGGCATCTATGACTTCATTGTTCCATATCTAAAACCTTTCGATGCAATCAATTGGTTATCAACATACGCAAGACCAGGTGAAAACAACTTTGGTTCTTGGAGTATGATTGGTGCTGATATGGTATTCTATGAAGATAAATTTGGTTACAACTTTAGGTCATTGCAGTCTTTGTATTCTCAAAGTCCAATGAGACAATACTTTTACAATCCAAAGAATTTGAATGTAACAGATATGGCTTATAACCTATCTAATGCACTATCATATGAAATAATGGATTCTTTTGATACCTTGGGTGCAATCAATCAAGGTGTTTTTGCAAACCGTGTATTATCACTTGATGTTCTTTTGAGAAGGTATCAGAAAACAGATTTCAGTTATAATGAGTATGCAGGAAAGGCTACGCACCTAAACACTTGGCCAATCATAAACAACTATCAGAATCGTTTTGGTGATAAACTATACGAAACACCTGAAGCATCATTCAAATTGGTTTTTTCTAATTCAAACCAAAATGACTCATCATTAGTTAAATCTAATCCAGGTTCTGTTGCACATGATATTTTTGCAGAGACCTACATACCGAATAGAACAGCACAAATACCTTTGGCTAACTATACAAGAGTGAAGATTTCTGTTCCAGGTGATCCAGCATTGACGGCGGGTGTTGTTATTAATTTCAATCTGACCTCAAAAAATCCAGACCCGCAATTAAAAGCAACCGATAAGTTTTATTCAGGTAACTATTTGGTGACTGCGGTTAGGCACCTATTGACACCGTTTCAATACAGAACAGTTTTGGAATTGTGTAAAGAAAGTACAACTGAACCATATGCGTCAGTTAAAAATAGTTCTCCGGGTTGGACTAATGCAGTTAAAGGAAATATGTAATGTCTAAGGTTACCAGTAATTTTGCAGGTTTGAATGGATTCATTTGGTGGGTTGGTGTAATAAGAGACCGAGCGGACCCATTGGGTGTTGGCCGTTGTAAGGTCAGAATATTTGGTTGGCACACCGATGACGTTACTTTAATACCTGATGACCACCTACCTTGGGCAACACCAATGTTATCAATAAATAACTCTAAAACTTACTATACACCTGAACTCAATGACTGGGTTGTTGGTTTCTTTATGGATGGTGAAAGTGGCCAGTATCCTGTTATGATGGGTGTCTTACCTGGAATAGCACCTGTTCCTCAAGCTGGTTACTCTGTATAATAGGGAAAATATGGCACTTCTTAATCTCTCACAAAGTTTTACTAATACAGCTCAAACTGAAGTAATAAACGGAAAAATCATAGAAAAAGATTCACCAAAGTGGTCTTGGACTGGTTCTTTTTCTGTTGGTGGTGTTCAAACTACTCCCGGTATTGCTAGAGGTGCTTTAATAAACACAGGTGTTTATATTACCAACAGTCAAGTTGCTCACGTTTGTGATTTTAAATTTAGATTAAGTACAAACCTATCTTTGTCCGCTTTAATTCCAAATTTAGGAATTTTAACTGGAGCAATCAAGAATGGTAAAAATGCTGCGTCAGCGGCAATTCGCACAGCAATAACAAAACTAAATGAGTTGTTTAGGCTTGCAATCGACGCAATTTTAGGTGCTCTTAACGCTGACGTAACAGGTCTCATTTCGGCTAATTTTTCTTTTCTTAAAGAGAAGGTGAGAGAGATTAACGAAAAATTAAAAATTGTAGCTCAAGTTATAGCTGATGTTGCGATGGTTTATTATTTAATACAAGAAATACAACAAATTACAGATTGGATTAAATCTCTACCGGATAGAGTTAGAAAAATACTAGAAGATTGTGTATTGAATTTCAATTCAGCAATTGCTTCGGTTGGTACACAATTCTCAACAAGTTTAAGTCAAACACAAAACCTTCTTACACTGGGATTAGTGAATGAAGATGAAGCACCACAACCGACCACAGTAACATCATATGTGACTGATCCATTGAACGCTAAAATAGATGGACTAAGTGCATCAATTAATTCTGGAATAGAATCAGGTAAGGCTGCTGCAGCTGATTACTTTGGTTCCAAGTTCAGTAACTCAAGTAAACCTTAATGGAAAATTTATAATGCCTGAACAAAAACCAAGTTTCTTCGCAGGATGGACAGAACCTGAATCTGCGGCAAATACAGATTACCAACCAATTTTTCCATTCAACAATTCAACCCAGACACCCAGTGGTCACGCTTTTGAATTGGATGACACTCCAACAAGGGAACGCATCAGGTTGCAACACCGTTCAAAGACATTCATAGAAATGCATCCTAATGGTGATGAGGTGCATAAGGTTTACGGTGACGGATATGAAATAACTATCAAAGATAAAAACATACTGATTAATGGAAATATGAACATTACCGTTCTAGGTAATGCAAACTTATACACACTAGGAAACGTGGTTGAACAAGTTGATGGTAATTATGAACTGCATGTCAAGGGGAATTATACCACAGTAGTTGAAGGATTGACTAGTTTCGTTTCACAGGGTGACATGGACATTAAAGCGGGCGGTGCATTATCTGGAGGTTTATTCATTACTCCAGGTGAATATGTAAGTGTTCGTGGTGATTTAAAGGTCCGAGGAGAGATTACTGCCGAGAAGATTTTTTCTAAAGGTCGTGTAGATTGCCTCACTGGTATGTCAGCCACATCTGGTGGTTTTACAACCGAGTTTGGTGGTGTATCTGTTGGCCCATTAGAGGCGCCTATTCCATTAGAGATTAACTGTACTGGCCCAATCAATTCAAAGGTTTCAATGTCTGCACCACTGATAACTTCAGGTATATCAACAGCATTCTTATCTAAAGATATTGTAAATGGTATCATAAGAAATATGCAGATACATATTGCACCTTATGGACCAACAAGTCCACCAACAACCTCTGAAACTACAGCTTAAGGATATATTATGAGTATTTATGGAAGATTAGGGTTTAATTCATCAGATCCAACAACTAACGCAACAGTCAGTAATTACAGTAGTTCTGTTGCAAATAACATGGCATTAATGCCGCCGTTGTTGAACGCCTGGCAAACCGAAGATATATCCACATCAAATGTTGGTAGTTATTTTGTTAATCCAGTTGCGGGTGTAACGGCAACAATATCATCCACAATGAATTCTATAAACGCTGCAACAATTGGTGTCAATGTGCAGTCCACGATTTCTTCAACTGTGACACAGGCCCTCCATGATTTGGGTAATACAGCCGCTGCAGCTGTATCAACAGCTTCAAATTACCTGTATGTTACTAACCGAGAATCAAATGTAGTTGATCCTGGTACAGATGTTACGACAGTACACTATAAGATGGCGATAGGATATGGTAAAATAATGTCCTATATCACTTACCAGTCAGACAATGTACAAAATAACTCACCAATCATGGGCAACTTTACTAGTATAACCTTAGGTAATACATTAAATACACTTAGTAATTCATTATCCTCACAACAAATTGCATTATCCGCTAGCATTACAATGGGTTCACCAAATACATCAGATTTTACACTGGCTCAAACCCAAGCGTTACAAAGCACTGTAAGTTCAATCAACACACTAATGACAACTTATCCTGCACAAGATAATGCATTCTTTACAAATACAAAGAATGTCATGGCAGATTATTCTACAGTTTCCCCATTAGGTGATATGGGTGCGACTGAAACACTTTTGGTAAATAACTATATCGGAACAAATAAATTGAAAACTCGAATACTATCTCAGACACAAACCGCAAATATCTCTTAATAAGAGTAATAAATAGAAGATGGCAACACTAAAAAAAATATATTCAGACTTAGACCTGACATTCAAAAGAGTGCCTGGTACCAATGACGTTGCTATGAGATATGACGAGAATTCGGTGATTGCTTCTGTTAGAAGTCTTTTATTAACTAATTTCTATGAAAGACCTTTTCAACCTGATGTTGGTTCAAATTTGGATAAGTTATTGTTTGAACCCGCAACAAGCTTGACTGCGAACATTTTAGAATCCGAGATAAGGAATGTTATCAACAATTATGAACCTAGAGTTTCTATTGATAGTTTACAAGTAACTCTTAATCCCGATAAAAATTCATTTTCAGTTTATTTGAGTTTCTTCATTGGCAATAATACAGTACCAACAGCAGTTAACCTAATTCTTCAAAGGTCCAGATAATGGCATCAAATACAAATATACAAGTAGCTAATCTAGATTTTGCGGACATTAAGCAAAATTTCATTACCTATTTGCAGTCTCAAGATACGTTTAAAGATTACAACTTCACTGGTTCAGCCCTGTCAGTCTTGTTGGATGTTCTTGCATACAATACACAATACAATGCTTTCTATTTGAACATGGTTGCAAATGAAATGTTTTTGGATTCAGCATTACAGCGTTCTTCCGTTGTGTCTCATGCAAAACTGATGAACTATGTTCCAAAATCAGCAATTGGTCCAGTTGCAACAATTGATATGACTTTCAACGGAGTTACTACATCCACTTTTACTGTTCCAAAATACACAAATTTTCTATCTGAACCCATCAATAACGCAAACTACAACTATGTGACTACGACAGATACCACTGTTAATGTTTCTGCAAATGTTGCAAATTTTACAGCAGTTGAATTAAAACAAGGTAGAATTGGAAGTTATAGCTTTACTGTTAATTCAACAACCAATTCAGAATATATCTTTGAAATACCAGACACCAATATTGATATTTCAACTATGAGTGTTACAGTACAAGAATCATCTTCAAATAGTTATTATGAAGTTTATAGTGTTGAGACAAGTTATTTGGAATTAGGACCAACAGATAAAGTCTATTTTGTTCAAGAGGCGGTAAATGGCAATTACCAAATTTACTTTGGTGATGGTGTTTTAGGTAAACAACTATCCGACGGAAACATTGTAGGTGTGACTTATCTTTCAACCAGTGGAACATTGGGTGGATTGGCAAACAATTTTGTTTTAATGGATAACATTGGTTCTTATTCCAGTTTGGTCATAAACCCGAGAGATGCAGCCACCCAAGGTAGAAACAGAGAATCAATTTCTTCTATCAAATTTCAGGCACCAAAAGCTTTTGCATCACAAGGCCGTGCAGTAAGTAAAAATGATTATATCACAGCTCTCCAACAAAATAATTTAGGCATCACCTTTGATGCAGTATCTGTTTGGGGTGGTGAGGAAAATGTTCCACCCGTTTATGGCCAAGTGTTTATTTCATTGAAACCAACTGGTGCATATGATTTAACGCAAACACAAAAATCGATACTGTTGTCTCAAGTAATTAAACCAATTAGTATGATGACGGTTGAACCCACTATAGTTGATCCTGATTATACATACATTCAGATTTTAGCAAACGTACTTTATAACGCAACACAAACTACGTTGAATTCCAGTTCACTGAAAACTGGATTACAAATGGCAATTTATGGTTATTCTTCAACAAATTTGAACACTTTTAATTCAAGTTTCAGTTCATATGATGTTCTAAACACAATCAATTCATATGATAAATCGGTTATTTCTTCTGATTTTACCATAAATGTCCAAAAGAAATTTTATCCATCTCTTGGTATTCCAACAACTTATAATCTATATTATAATAGTCCATTAAAGCGAGGTGTTTTTGGTAGTTCTCTGACTAGTTATCCAGGAATAACAATTGTAAATCCAAATAACATAGAAACAACATTGTCTGGTGTTTACTTTGAGGAAGTTCCAGTTTCAACCGTTGGTGTTGATTCAATTTCAGTAATTAACACAGGTTACAACTATACCGCAACACCAACTGTTGTAATTAATGGAGATGGTACAGGTGCAGTCGCTGTAGCTACGATAGTGAATAACAAGTTGTATTCAGTCACCGTAACGAATCCTGGTGTTGGTTACACATCCGCATTAGCCACAATTGTTCCTGCGATTGGAGACACAACAGGAACAGGTGCTTCTGTTGTTTTAAAACTACAAGGTCAATATGGTACAGTTAGAAGTTATTACAACGATACTGTAAAGGGTAAGATTATAGTTACAAATGATGTGGGCACAATTGATTATGAAAACGGAATAATAACATTGGCAAATTTAAATCCTATTTCTGTAGAAAACGATTTAGGTCAACTGACTATTTCAATGCAACCAACAACCACCATTATTTCTTCTTCGTTAAATAGGATAATCACAATCGATCCTTATGATCCAGCTGCGGTAAGTGTTTCTGTTACAGCTAAGAAAAGTTAATTAAATGTTACAAAGTACCAATAAAACATCGTTACTGGTCCCTTTTCAGCTTCCTAAATTCATTAGCGAGGACCCAAATTACGCCAATTTTGTTCTATTCATACAAGCTTACTATGAGTGGTTGGAACAACAAAATAACACATTAGATTTTTCCAAGAATTTACTTAACTACATGGATGTGGATACAACCACAGAACAGTTTTTACAGTATTATGTGAATGATTTTATGTCATATTTTCCACAAGAAATATTGGCAGACAAAACAAAAGCAATCAAGATAGCAAAGCAACTGTATCAAAGTAAAGGTACGCCTGCATCCTATAAATTTTTGTTTAGAATACTTTATAATTCTGATGTAGATTTTTTCTACACAAAAGATGCAGTTCTTAAAGCTTCTTCAGGTAAATGGTATGTACCTAGAAGTTTGAAGTTGGCGACCAGTGATAAAAACTTCTTATCTATTCAAAATCTCAGATTGTTTGGCCAAACCTCAAAATCTATAGGAACAGTTGAAGCGGCAATTTATGACGGTCTTAAAACCGAAGTATTCATTTCAAACATCGAAAGACTTTTCCAATCTGGTGAAAATGTAATAGTTGTAGATTCTGCAAATCAACCTGTTTACTTTTTAAACAGCGAAATTGTACCAGCTGGAACAGCAGGATCAGAAACATTAGTAGCTCAAATTGTTGGTCAAATTAGTCAAGTTAAGATTGATCCAAACAATAGAGGTTTAGCTTATCAAGCAAAAGATCCAGTTGTTGTTTATGGTGGTTTAAATTCAAATGTATCTAATCCTACTGGAGCTACAGTTGAGGTTGGTTCAGTTACTTCAGGTTCCATTCAACGTATTAGTGTTGTTTCAGAAGGTTATGGTTATACAACTTCTATAGCTAATACACAAATAGGCGGCGCCAATACATTTATTAAATTTTCAAATTTAGTCGGTACAAATCCACAAGCACCTATTGCTGTTGTTGGTTCTTTAAATCCTGTAGGTATTGCAAATGTAACATTTATACCCACAGATAGTATTCAGTTAAAACAGTATCACTATTTGGGCAATATTGCAGGCAGTTCTGGTGCAAACACATATAACTCATCTACTGGCCTATGGACACAACAGGTATATCAGTTTGCAAACCTATCCAGTGCAAATGCAAATACAACTTTAGCAAATGCACTCAGTTTTGCTAGTTTTTCTACGTTTCCTTTATCCTCTATTATTGTTGAAAATCAAGGTGGTGGTTTTTCTGCTCCGCCAGATATTCAAGCAATCTCAGAATATACCACTGATGTTTATTCACAGACCAAGCTTCAAAATTTAGGTATTCTTGCACCAATCCAAATTATTAATCCAGGTTCTGGTTATTCTAACAACGACAAAATTGTTTTCATTGGTGGTTCAGGTTATGGTGCATTTGCAAATGTGACCGTAAACGGTACCGGTTCAATTGTTTCTGTCGATTATGTAAGTAATTCAACAAACAGAATGACACTGGGTGGAATGGGTTACTTTAATTTACCCACAATTGTAGTTGGTCGCACCGGTAGTGGTAATGTAACAGTTTCAACCACGAGCAATGTGGTTACAGGAAACGGAACAAACTTTACATCACAATTCAGCAACGGTGCTTTATTGGTTTCTAATACTAATATCATTATTGGAACAGTTAAGACTGTTGTAAATTCCAATTCAATGATTTTGACTTCTAATTCTTCATATACTCTAAATGCAAATTTGTATTATCTAGGAACAGCATCATTATTAATTCCTGGTATTTTAGGATCAGGTGCAACATTTTCACAAGCATTGAATCGTGTCGGCTCAATCACATCATTTAATATCATAGATAACGGTGAAGATTATGTTGGTGCACCTAAAGTATCACTTAAAGTACAAGATTTAATTGTATCTAATGTTTTTTCATCAATGATTCCTTCAGCTGGTGATGTTATATATCAGGGTGCAAATACAAATACTGCAACATATACAGCTTTTGTAGATTCGATTAATGTCTTAGAGAATTTTGTTCCTGCAAATAACAGTATTTACCAACTGAGAGTTTACAATTACACTTCTATACCAAACAAAAATCTACCATTAAAAATTGATTCAAAGGGTGCCGCAGTTACATTGGTCGGAGGTTATACAAACATACATAATACAACTTTTGACAATTCTGTAGAAAATACAAGATTTGATTCAGCTAACGGTATTATTTCATATGGTGATGGATTCGCAAAAGCAAATGCAACTTTCCTGTCAGGTCTAGTTATAGGAGATGGTCAATATTTAGATACCACAGGCCAACCAAGTGCGTTCGATGTACTACAAAGCACTGACTATAATAACTACACATATCAAATTACACTCTCTAAAGAGATAGAAAAATATCGTGAAGTATTATTAAATCTATTGCATCCATCTGGAACAAAAGTTCTTGGCCGTATTGCAATGGCCTCAAATAGTAATATGGATTTTGAAGTATCTGATGCTTTAGACACTGGTTACAGATTAAGTTATTATGCCGGTCTTGCAGCAACGGTAACAATTCCAGCAGGAAATGCAGCAAATCCAAGTAACAACATTGTTAAATTTAATAATATGTATGGTGCCAATGTTTCCGATTTCATTACTGCAAACTCCACAGAATTGGTCTTTACATATGGAACAGGTATAAATGATGTTGTTCATAGTATGGTTGTTAAGGTAAACAATGCCGCGAATACAGTAACATTGGAAGATAATGTTTGGACGTATTTTGCTAATGTGGCTGTATCATCTTCTTTGGCCAATGGTAATAATCAGATAATAAATATACAGTCATTGACATGGAGTTATAATATTGTCAATAATGGTACTTACAGTAACACCGCATACCCTATATTGGATATTATTCGTGTTGGAGATAAGATTACAGTTAATGGAGTAGCTCAGACAGTAACAGCATTCAATACACCATTTACTTCAGTTGTTTTGAGTGGTCCTTTGACAAGTGGCGCAAACGGATATGTCTCCGTAGGAAGAAGTTTCACTTCTCTATATGATAATGTACAAATCATTGGACCAGTGGGAACACAATATTTTGCACAATTGGGAACAGAGAACGGCGATATATTAACATCAGAAACAAACGAATGGCTTCTAATAGGATAAAAAATGTCAACAATTAAAATCTCAGAATTACCTCAATTTACAACAATCAATGCAAACACAGCAAATACTCTGTTTGTTGGTGTTGATATACCTTCCGCACAAACATTCCAGTTTTCGGCCGAAACATTGGCGGCAGGCCTGTTTGCAAATACTGCATTGATTGTGGGTAATAACAGGATTAGTTATTCAAATACAATAGCACAGTTTTCCAGTTTGGCTAATAGTTATGTGCAGTTAAACCTACAAAATTTTGCAAACGGAATTTATTCATCGTCTGATTTTGTGGCATCTACTATAGATTCTGATAATATTACCAAATACATCGACATGGGTATTGGTAATCCACAATATAATGATCCAGTTTATTATTCTGCATTCAAACCTTATGACGGGTATCTGTATGTTCATGGAGTTACAGATGCCAGCGCTCAGGGTAATCTAATCTTAGGTACAGCATCTGCAAACGCAAGAATTCAATTCATTGCAGGTGGAACAATGAGTCAAAATATTGTTGCATGGATGACAAACACTGGATTGAAATTAAATACACAGTCTTACATTACTTTTTCGGATGGTACAACACAGACAACTGCGGCCGCTTCTAATGCATACTCTCAGGCTGCATTTGCGTTAGCTAATACAACTGTTACAACACAATCAGCAATCAATACCACACAGAACACAAGTATTACTTCAGCTTTCGATACAGCAAATTCTGGAGCATTATTTGCCAATGGTTCTTTTGTTACAGCAAATTCGGGAGCTTTATTTGCTAACTCAGCGTTTGTTAAAGCAAATAACGCACTTGCAAATACTACAGGGAATTTTAATGGTTCGTTAAACATCTTGAACAATTTGACTGTTAATGGTACTATGATACTTGCAAATTCAAATTTCACTGCGACAGAAGCTGCCGTGACAATTACAGCATCACCAACAGTTGCAACACCATCAAACGATGGTTATATGCTTCATATTTCAGGTAAAAATGGCATTCCATCAAGGATTGTTTCAGATTCTTATGGCACCGGCGCATATGCTGTATATGCAGGTCGTGCAGCAAGAGGTAATGTATCTAATCCAACAGCTGTTCAAACTGGTGATATATTATGTAGATTCTCCGGCAATGGTTACGGAACAACAAAATATCAAGCTTTTGGAACAGGTCGCATAGATTTTATGGCGGCCGAAAACTATACAGATGCAAATACAGGTTCACAGATTAAATTTTGGAATTGCACAACAGGTTCAAATACACTGACAAACATTCTAACCTTAAACGGAAATTCTGCTGAATTTACAGGTGTTGTTAATCCACAAAAAGGTTTCATCTACACACCTAGACTTCCTGTTGGAAATCAAACAACAATTACCATTGATTATGCTACAGACGCTTTGATTAAAGCCAATTTGGTTGCAGATTTAACGGTTTCACATAGTAACTTTACCGCAGGTAAAGTGGTGGAATTGTGGTTAATCAATACAAGCGGTACCAATAGAACGGTAACACACGGTATTTCTGCACTTAATTCCACAACAAACTCCACAACATTCACTATTCCTGCGACTAGTGCTGCATACATGAGATACTTTTCTATAGATGGTGACCTTGCAAATACTCTTGTTTCTGTTGTACACGCTTAATAAATAAATCATGGCTACAAATAAAAACATCCTCACAAATCAAGCAAAAGTAATCAGGGTTGAGACGGATTATTACAATCCGTCAGTGAAACTCAATGGTGCTTCGATTAATTCAACTTATATATTTCTTGGCCAAGAAGATCCATGGCCATTAGTTGGTTCTGTAGAAACTCCAATACAACCACAAGAAGACCAGTATTCATTAAAGAAAATCTTTAAGAATATGTTTGCGGTTAAATTGTTAAATGCCAGTAATATTTCACCGGTAATCCAAAGAATCAATTGGGCAAATAACACCAACTTTTTTGCCTATTCAGGCACCGTGAACATGAATGCAAAGGATGCCAATGGGTTTCCAATGTATAATTTTTATGTAAAGAATAGATACGACCAAGTCTTCAAGTGTCTAGCGAATAATAACGGCGGATTATCCACCTCTGAACCATATTTTCAACCAGGTTCATATGGAACAAACAACATCTATCAAGGTAATGACCTGTATAAGTGGAAGTACATGTATACCGTTGATGCCAACCTCAAGAAAAATTTCTTAGACACTGATTGGATGCCTATCCCAATAGGTGCAAATACACCACAACCTTACTTGACCAATGCAGGTTATGGAGACGTTGAGGTAATCAATATAACAAACGGTGGCACAGGTTATGATGCAGTTAATACGTTTATTGTTGTTTCTGTTACAGGAGACGGTACAGGATGTGTTGCAAATATATCTAGTTCTGAAATAACCGCAGGTGTAATTAAGGATGTTGTAGTGAAACCTGGTTTTGCAGGTAAAAATTACACTAGCGCAAATGTCACAATAACTGCATACACCTCATCAAATTTATCTTTTATTTCACCTTTAGGCACTGGAGCAACAGCAATTTCACCAATTTCTCCAGTTGGTGGCCACGCATATGATCCAATTTCTGAATTGGGTTGTAATCATGTTATGTACTCGGTTGAATTTAATGGAACTGAGAGTGGAGTTTTACCAACAACTGGTGTAAACTATCATCAGGTTGGCATACTTGTTAATCCACAGACTTATGGAACATCAGGTCCTGTTTTAGCAAACGGTGCAATTTATAATACAACAACACAATTCCTTCTTTCTTCTGGCCAAGGAAATGTATACACGGCCGATGAGATTGTGCAACAAAAAGATGCAAATGGTAATATAACTTACTACGCAACCGTTTTAAATTTTAATACATCAAGTAATATTTTACAGTTGATAAATACAAGTGGAACTTATACTGTTGGCCAAACAATTATTGGTGCAACCTCAGGTGCGTCTAGGGTTGTTTTATCTGTAACTGAACCATCTCTCGTTCCATTCTCAGGATATATAACCTATGTTGAGAATAGAGTTGGTGTTCAAAGAAGTAATGATGGCATCGAACAATTTAAATTTGTACTAGGATACTAAAGGAAAAAAATGTCTTTAAATTTCAATGTTGGCCCCTATTTTGACGATTTTGATCCATCAAAAAACTTTCACCGCATACTTTTTAAACCCGGATCCGCGGTTCAAGCTCGTGAATTAACCCAATCGCAGACTATTCTGCAAAATCAAATTTCAAATTTTGCTTCTGCAATTTTCTCCCAAAATACTCCAGTTTCTGGTGGCCAAGTAACAGTTAATCAAAATTGTTATTTTATCAAGTTAAACAACACATATAATGGATTAACTGTTACTGCTGAAAATTTTGCAGGTCAAATAATTCAAGATGCAAGTGGAACAATTCTAGCTAGAGTTCTAGCCACAGCCGAAACTACATCCAGTGGTTCCACGACTGGTGATCCACCTACATTGATTGTAACATACTTATCCGGAGCTCAATTTACAGACGGTACTGTTATTGTAACAACATCAGGATCAACATATTATGCTTCTGTTGCAACTACTACAGCATCAAGTGTATCTACAGGACTATCTTCGGTTGCCTCAATTTCCAGTGGTGTCTTCTATATTGTTAATGGTTATTCCGTTTCAGACATAACCGGTATCAAATATTCAATTGGTAACTTCGTACAGGTCGACCCACAAACAATCATCTTAGACAAGTATGATAATGTACCATCTTATCGTGTCGGTCTCCAAATAACAGAAACGATTTATGATTATATAAATGATTCTTCTTTATTGGATCCGGCTGTTGGTGCTTCAAATTACCAAGCACCAGGTGCAGACCGTTATGTTATTACA